TGCGGTTTATTATAGCTGGTAGTGTATAAGCGTGGGTTCATCATATTTGGTGTGGTATCTTTAACTATGGGAAACTCCCACCACCTTGCCGAGGTCACCGCCGCAGGCATCCAGCTCGGTGATGAGCTGCCCTGCGGTGCGGGTCCAGCTGCCTTTTGCAGGGCGGCGGCGGTCGGCGGCCATAAAGCTTTCGGTCACATAGGCCACATATTCGTCCGGCTCAAACAGGGCTTGCAGGTAGCGCTTGAGCTGGTCGGCGGGGTGCCACTCTTCGGGCAGGGCCAGCTCGTGGGCTTCCACCCAGCGTGGGTCTACCAGACGGCCCTCGGTTTGTGCGCCGGTGCCGGCAGAAATATCATCGTTCCAGTCCAGAGCGTGGCCTGCGGGGCCGCTCCATCCGTGGGAGTAGGCCAGCTGGAAGATGCTGCTTGCGGTGACGGGGCTGGCCCCGCCGCCGTGAAAGCTTTCCCATTTCTTGACGCACTCGCCCTTGTGATAGCGGCCCGCATCGCGGGTGCTCCACTGTTCCCAGAGGGTAACGGGCAGGCCGGAATCCTTCAGGGCCATGCCCACCATGAGCCATTCGTCATAGGTCAGGGCGGACGGGGATACGAAGTCCAATGCTTCCTTGAGTTCATTTTCATGTTCCATTCGCGTTACCATCCGAAGTCAATGTCTGATGTGGGCGGCTCCTGTGCAGGAGTGTAAGTCTTTGGGTTCACGCCCTTGGGCACGCCGCGCCAGCCCTGCACCGCAATGCGGTCGATCATGTGTTTGGCTGCATCGAAGCTCCACGTGCCCACGCTCTGGAAACCGTAACGTTCCAGCACGCGGATCTGCTTGGGCGTTGTCAGCCCTTCAGCGCGGCGCTTGTTCAACCGGTCCAGCAGCAGGGAAGCCTTGCCTGCGGATTCCACCGCGTCCGGCAGGATGCCCATTTTCTCAAGAGCAGCAGTCTGTTCAGCGCTGGGCGGGCCTGCTTCCCAGCCAAAGGCCGGCACATACCCGGCAAGGTCCTCGGCCTGAATGCTCATCTCGTACTGCAGCGGGTCCACCAGCTTGGCCTTTTTGCGGCGCTGTTCTTCCAGCTGTTTTGCAAGGGCTTCCTCCCGCTGGGCCACCACGTCCTCGCTGGCCTGTACGGCGGCTTTCTCGATGTCCTGCGGGCAGCCGCTCTCGGCCAGATTTTCGGTCATCTGCCGGGCCACGGCGCGGTCCTCACAGACCAGATCAGCCGGGCGGCACAGCTCGTGTTTGTCGGTCATCCACAAAAAATCCAGCAAAAGCAGATCGCTCTTGCCCGGGGAGAGCCGGGTGCCGCGCCCTACCATCTGGCTGTACAGGCTGCGTACCTTGGTGGGCCGCAGCACCACCACGCAGTCAACAGACGGGCAGTCCCAGCCCTCGGTGAGCAGCATGGAGTTGCACAGCACGTTGTATTTGCCTGCATCGAAATCCGCCAGCACTTCCTTGCGGTCGGTGCTCTGGCCGTTGACCTCGGCGGCACGGAATCCATGGGAGTTCAGCAGGTCGCGGAATTTCTGGCTGGTCTTGATGAGGGGCAGGAACACCACCGTTTTGCGGCCTTTGCAGCGCTGGGCCATCTCGGCGGCAATCTGTTCCAGATAGGGGTCAAGCGCAGTGCCGAGGTCTCCCACGGCGTAGTCCCCGCCGCTCATGGTGACAGAAGAAATGTCCAGCTGCAGCGGAATGGTCTGGGCCATGATGCGGCACAGATAGCCCTCTTTGATGGCATCGGTCAGCTTATACTCAAAGGCAAGGCTGTCGAACACCTCGCCCAGATTGCGCATGTCGCCGCGATCCGGCGTGGCGGTCACACCTAGCACCCTGGCGTGGTCGAAGTAGTCGAGGATGCGGCGGTATCCGTCGGTAATGGCGTGGTGGGCCTCGTCGATGATGATAGTGCCAAAGTAATCATGCGGAAAGCGTTCCAGCCGGGCGGTGCGCTGCAGGGTCTGCACGCTGCCCACCACCACACGGAACCATGTATTCAGACAGGTGGCATCGGCCTTTTCCACCGCGCTGACAAGGCCGGTGGAGCGCTGCAGCTTGTCCGCTGCCTGTTCCAGCAGCTCACCGCGATGCGCCAGAATGAGCACCCGGTCACCGGCGCGCACCTGATCGGCAGCTACCGATGCAAACACGATGGTCTTGCCGGTGCCGGTAGGCAGCACCAACAGGGTGCGGGTGTGGCCGTTCTCCCACTCGGCGTGGATGCGTTCACGGGCCTGCTGCTGGTAGGGTCTCAGTTCCTGCCCCATCAGAATGCCCCCTGCGTCCAGCCCTGAGTGGGTGCGGCCTTGGGTTCCGGCGGCGGCAGGAAGCGCTGCACCTCATTGCTCTGGCCGGTCTCACCTGCATAAGGACCGCTCTGCTTGATGTACTCGTGGATACCCAGCTTGCAGATGCCTTTGGCACCCACGATCTCGTTCCAGCGGGGGCGGAAGGTCTCGCCCCGCTTGCACTGACCGATGCTCTCAAAGAAAGCCCCCAGCAGGCCCTGCGTTTTAGTGTGCAGGTACAGGCGGTGGGTCACGGTGGTATCACCCTTGGCCCCGCCGAAGATCTTCAGGGTCAGCTTTGCCATGGAGCAGGGCGGGAGCTTTGCGCTGCCCTCAAAGCGGGCACGCTCCATGCCGGTGACCTCAAAGGCATACTCGCCCTCGGGCAGGAGCACGAACTCCTGCTGCTCGTTGGTAAATTCGTCGTCCCAGCTCAGGGCGCGGTCGGTGGTATTCATGTCGTTCATAAGTAAAGTCTCCTTTATAATAATTCCTTGATTCTTGGCTCCCCCTTCGGGAGAGCTCCGCAAGGCGCTGGCGCAAGCCAGACCGAAGCGGTGAGAGGGTTGGCTCTTTAAAACGGCAGGTCACGTCTGTCCAGCACCATCTGGAGCACCTGGGGCCATGCGGCCACCAGACAGCCCTCTACGAAATCGGCCGGGTAGTCCCGGATGGGCATATCCTCGGGGAAATAGCCCCGTTTGCCCACCACAGCCTGCAGCTCCTCCGGGGTGACGTTGTTGGCGCTCATGAGCGGGGCCAGCTTTTCCGGCACGCCCAACGCGATCAGGTCGGGCACCAGCAGGGCTTTGGGCACCGTCTCGGCGGGCGGTTCCGGCTGCGGGGTGGGTGCGGGCAGGATGTCCTCTTCCGGCGCACTCTGGGGCTTGGGCTGCGGTTCCGGCTGCGGTGCGGGCGCAGGTGTGGTGCCGGGGATGCAGGCGGCAATGCCGGCATAATCAAAGGGCATTTCGTCCGGCAGGCCAAAGCGGTTTTTGGCGTCCCAGCAGGGGTGATGCGCGGTGTACAGTACACGCCTGCCGCCGCTGGCCTTGCTCTTGGCGTTCTTGCCGTCGCCCACCTTTTCCACAACGGTCTTGTAGTTGGCAAACAGCAGCATATCGCACCACTCGCGCAGCAGCGGGGCCACCTGTTTGGAAGTTTTCATGCTCCAGCGGTCGTAGTTGCCCACAGCATCCGGCTGCTCAAATTTGGTAATAGCGGCATGGGCCAGCACCACCACGTTGTGCCCGGCCTGCAGCACCTCTTCCAGCGCGTCCAGCAGCTTGCCGAACTCTTCCTTAACATAGGTGTAGCCCTTGCCGTAGCCGAAATCTTCGATGCCGTTCACCTTGGCTTTGGCACACACGGCCTGAATGCACAGGCGTTCAGCCCAGTCGGCGGTATCAATGACCAGCGTGCCGCAGGGGACACTGCCCTTGCGTACCTCGGCCACCTCGTCCAGCAGCATGGCCCAGCTGGTGGGCTGGGGCAGGCGCTTGACGTTCAGCCGCTTGGTGCCGCCCTCGGTGTCGATGAAAACAGGATCCGGAAAATGGGATGCAAAGGTGCTTTTGCCGATGCCCTCCGGGCCGTACAGCACGGTTTTGACCGGCGAATTCTGGATGCCGGTGGTAACTGCATATTTGCTCATTTAGAACGCTCCTTTCGTCCAGCTTTTCTGCTGGGGCTTTTCGGTGACGGGCGGCAGGGTGGGTTCGGCATCCTTCACCATGCCGTCCTCAATGATGATCTGGCATTCACTGCCGGTGGAAACGCGGGTGGCGATGGCCTGCAGGTGTTCTGCTTCCAGCCATGCGGAGAACTCCTGCAGGGTGGTCATGTCCATCTGTTCCAGCTTGTCCAGCAGCACGAAACCGCAGTCCGGGTTCAGGCGGCGGACGATGGCAGCGGCCACCCGCAGCTGGTCGCTGCCAGACATATCCCGCCAGTGCTTGCCTTTATAGGTAAGGGCGCCGTCCTCCACGCTCAGCTCCGGCAGGGGCAGGTCGGCACCGTTCAGCAGGGCCATGCGGTCGGCCCGCTTCCGGGTGATGGCTTCGGTGAGCTTGTCGTAATCGCTGGCATACCGGGCGGCTTCGTCCTCGGCCCGGGATTTTTCCAGATTGGCCCGCACCTTCTGGTTGATCTCCTCAATGTCCCGGATGGAAGCTTCCAGTTCGGCGGTGGATTCGTCCTGAAGATCTTCAGCAGCAGTCTGGGCGATTTTTACATCGGCCTGCATGGTCACCAGCCGCTGCTTTTCGCCAGTCAGCTGAAACTCAAGGTCTGCAACGACCTTTTTCTGCCGTTCAAGCAAATCCGAGAGCTGGGCCAGCTGCGTCCGTTTGCGCTGATTCTCGCCGTTGCGGGCCAGAATTTCCTGCTGCTGGCGGATGAGGTCGGAGGCGCTGACCGGCTCCTCCGGTGCATCCGGGTAGGAGATCAGCTCCTCGGCAAAGTGCTTTTTCTGCGCGGCCAGCTGGCCGGTGAAGGTGCGCTTGTCGTACAGGGCCTTGATCTCAAGATCCCGGGTGTGCAGTTCGGTGCCGATGCCGATGATCCGGAGCAGGATGTCGGCTTTCTCCTTGTCGGATGCTTCCATGAAGCGGGGCAGATCCAGCGCCAGCGGCTCGATGAAGGCGTTGAGCAGCTGCTGGCCGCTGCGCCGTCCGGTGGGGTCGGTGACGGTCAGGGTGCTGTTCTTGCCCTTGCGTTCCACCACCACGCCGTTGGAGAGCTTGACCTTGAGGTGGGCGGGAGCCACGGCCCCGTCCCGCTGGGCGGCGTCCGGGCGGAAGCGGTCGCCGCCGAGGGCCCACGCCAGCGCGTCCAGCACGCTGGTTTTGCCCTGATTGTTGTTGCCACCCACGAGGGTGAGCCCGGTGGGCGACGGCGTGAGTGCAACGGCCTTGATGCGTTTGACGTTTTCGGCCTCTAAGGCCATGATCTTTACAGACATGCGGATACCTCCCCTTGAGCGGATGCGAGTGTGTGCACGAACTGGTTGATTGCGGTCTCCCTCTGGTCATCCGGCAATTTGCGGAACTGCATTTTGGCGGACTGAACGATGCTTGTGATGGAGCGCCCGGCCAGAATGATGCTGTCGTAGGCATCGCGGGCATCCTGTTCCTGCTGTGCCTTATAGTTTGCAGTCATTCCGGCCGCAATCTCGTAAGCTTTTTCGCCTGCCCGCCGGTCTACCTCTTCCTCATCCACCACAGCGGCGATGGGCTGCTTTTTCAGGGCCGCATTTTCTTCCTGCAGCTTATCCGCCCGGAGCTTTGCCGCTTCGGCCACATGCCGGGAGCCGGAAAGCTGATTCTCAGCATCCTTGGCCCGGGCTTCGGCCTTGCTCTGCATCTTCCATGCTTCCTCTTCGCGGGCCTCGGCAGAGTCGGCGCGCTCTTTCAGCTGGGCGTTCTGCTCTTTCAGGCCGCTGATGTCGGCAAGAGCGGATTCATAGCGGCTTTCTGCTTCTTCCCGCTTTTCCGCGTCCTTATGGGTCTGGGCTTCGGCGCTTTTCACCAGCTCCTTGAAATAGGCATTTTCCTTGCGGGCGTTCTGAGCGGACTTCTCGGCAGCGTCGGCACGGTCTTTCTCGGCCTTGAGCTGGGCCATAAGCTCCTGATACTCTTTGTAAGTAGTGATGTCACCGGTAAAAACGGCTTGCTTGACCACCTCCGGGGTGCTGGGCTTGGCCGCAGCATACAGCAGTTTCAGGGGCTGCACGTCCAGAATGGACTTGCCTTCCAGCTGGATGTTGCCGAACTGTTCGGCAACCCTCACCATGTTTTCACCGGTGTCCCGGCTGATGCCGACGGCGGCACACCACTTGCCCCAACTGCCCTGATAGTGGTTTGCGGTCAGGTCGTGGGCGTGCTTTGCGGCCATAATGCGGGCCATGTTACCGGTGATGAAGGTCTGCGCGTCCTGCAACAGCAGGGCGTTTGTCTGGTCGTCTGCACCAAAGTCAAAGGTGGGTGCGGTACTCGAGGGCACAGGCGCGTTTTCGTCTGCACTGACCGGAACACCGGGTGCGTCGGCAGCAGTCGCCAGTTCCGTCGTAGGGCTTGACCCCTCCGGCGCTGTCGGGGATGCCGCAGTTTGGCTTTCCGCAGCAGTGGCAGCATCCAAACACTGCGTGGATGGGGTAGGGGGTTCTTCCACCGGCTCGATGGGGGCGTTCTTGCAGGGCTTGGCATTTTCCAACGCGTCCAGCATTGCGCAGTCGATTTCGTACTCATTCAACGTGGCGAACTCCGCGCTGTTGGTCAGGAATGCCTGCGGGGTCAGCTTCTTGTCTGCTGCCTTGGCCCGCTCGAATTTCTGCGTCATGAGGTGGCTTTCCTTCCAGAAACTGCCGTCCCAGCGCCAG